GTCTAATCTGTGAACTCTTCACCCGCCCCGCCGTCCGCAAATACGCGAACTGTATTTGTTTCGTGCTGGGCGACCCGTTCGCGGTTTTGTTTCGCGGCGCGGCTGACCGCAAGGTTGTTATTCCGGCAATGGAAAAGGCGCAAGCGGCCAAGCGTCCGCGCAGCGGCGATATATTTCTTTTTTGGGATGACCTTGAAAAGGTGGATATAGAGATTGACCATGAGGACGGTGTATCTACTCAAGTGGCGCAGGATAGACCGGGCCGCTATGTGTTATCTTGTAACGGCACATTACTTAATTTGCCGCTTACGATAACGATACGTCGTAAGAGGTTTAAGGCTGAATTGATTAACTATCTGATTAAGGAGCGAGCAAGCAAAACTATGTGCGATATATGCAATGGGCGCAGATTGGATGGTAGTAAATGATTGATGAACTGGTATGTTCAGAGTGCGAGTATAGCGGAGAGGTATATAACGGCGATGCCGACGATGGAGATTTACTTGGTTATGTCTGTATGGGTGATGATAGATACCGCCGAATACCGGAATCTATCTATTTGACTAATGAACGCCTTGAAGATTGTCCAAAGGCATAAGGAACTTAAAAATGGAAACGACTAACTATTATCAGACAGAAAGCGGCCTCTATGTGCCGGATTTCTATGTAAAATCTAAATCGCGCCCCATTGCCTTTGATTTTTTCTGTGGGTGTGGCGGGTTCGGATGCGGAATAATAGAGGCCGGATTTGAGATTGTTGGTGCGAATGAATACGACCCATACGCAACTATTACCTATATGGTAAATCTCGGACATTATCCTATGACCATTCATTATTTAGATGGGAAGACTGATAAGGATCGACTTGATAAGACATTGGCCCAGTGTTGGGGCATTAAAGGATATAAGCCAAATGATGGATTGACAGAAGAAAAAATGACAGAAATGTTTAAACACCAAGATAAAAGATTTAAGGAATTAAACTATGCCTACAATGATGATAAGGATGAATTTGTTCGCGAATACGGCACTGATAACGTTAGAATACCACAATTCGTAGCTGGTAGTGGTTTTATACATCACTATCCTGAACTCGTAGGTGTTAAAAACTTTTGGTTCGGCGATATGCATTTATTAAAAGGTGAGGATATTTTGAATACTTTAGGGTTACGGCAGGGTGATTTAGACCTTGTAACGGGCGGCCCACCGTGTCAGGGATTTAGCAAGGCCGGAAAACAAGACATAAACGATACCCGAAATGCTTTAATATATGAATATGCGCGGTTAATCGTGGAATTGCAACCAAAAACGTTTGTTATGGAGGAAGTGCCGGATGTTCTTGATTTTATGGACCCTGATGGTGTGCCGGTTATCGATAAATTTTGCATGTTACTACAAGAGGGTGGCTATGGAAAATGGGAAATGATAAAGAAATCTTTGGGATTGCAAGCCGAACGTATGGCTGGTGTAGCAATTAAGGGGCGCGGAACATCCCCGCAACTTAAAAAATCCAAGAGCGGTAAAAAGAAAAGCAATGTAGATAATCAAATGAACCTTTTTTCAGAACAAGGAGATGTTGTATGAACAGAATTGCTAAATTTCGCGGCAGGGTAATCCATGACTATATCGAACATCCTACTGGGAGTTGGGTATATGGTAATCTTGAATGGCCGACAGACGCAAGGATTGATTTTGCGCCAGTAATTATTGAATGGACTAATGACGGAATGAGGTATGTCTATGAAGTAGATCCTGATACAGTCGGTGAATCTACGGGCCTCGAAGACAAATACGGTAAAGAGATTTTTGAGGGCGATATTTTCGAGATGACGGCGCACCCGCGTATCTATACACGCATTGTTGGAGAAGATGGCAGTTATAATGGAGAAACCTATAAAATCCACCCTGGCGTGTTGATTAGGTTTGTCGTAGAGTGGTCGCTCCAAAGAGCTTGTTTTGATGCCAAAACTATATATGTTGATCCAATTGGTGTAATAGTAGGCAGCACATTTATATCACAAGATGAGATAGCCGTTGGTGATGTATATCTGCTCCATAATTATTTCAATGAACACAATAGTGAAGAAATCATTGGCAATATTTACGAGGATATTAATATTGGCCAGATATAATTGCCTACCGGAATCTGAAGAATTAGTCCGGCTGATTAAAAAAGCGTCAGCTGGACAATATCAGGTATGGGAAATATGGGATGACCTTATATATATGGTCGCTGTCGAGTTATCGCAACCATTAGACCGGCGCGAAAACCGCGAAGAGGAATATATCAGGCGTGGGAAAAAGTATGATAAACAGACAATACAGTTATTTCCTGAAATGTTTTTGAGTATTGTAAATACGATGGAAAAAAGTTTTGAAACGGGATTTTTAGATATTTTAGGCGATGTTTATATGGGATTAGAGTTAGGAAATCATTGGAAAGGCCAATTTTTCACGCCATATACTGTTTGCCGTTGCATGGCAAAAATGATGATTGAAGGTACAAATATCGAGGAACGAATCAAGTCAAGAGGTTATATTACTATCAATGAGCCATGTTGTGGGGCCGGAGCTATGATTATAGCCGCCGCTGATACGCTTCGTAGTCAAAATATTATTAACTACCAACAGGATGTATTGTTTGTCGCGCAGGATATAGATCCTGTTTGTGCGTTGATGTGTTACATACAAATATCGCTATTGGGTATGTCCGGAATCGTTATGATAGGTGATACCATACTTAACAAATACCATGATGTATGGTACACGCCGCTATATATGCTTAATAAGTGGAATTCCGTAACACTTTTAAAGACGATATTGAAGAATTAACTGCGCCAGTATCGGTATCTGATGATGTAATTACAACGCCAACGCCTATAATAGATGAAGCTACCGGGCAATATTTGTTATTTTAATGCGATAACATGGCACAGATAGGGTGCGGAGTCCCCTGTGGATTCCGTGCCATGTACCGCATTATTTACGGCCCTCATGTTCAAGAGAATAATGATTCCCATCTTTAAATCGTCCACCCCAGGCCCCGCCTATACTCTCCCAATAAATACCAAGCGGCAGGTGGTCTTCCGTCTTGTCTAAAAACTTACCATTTTTAAATAGATTTAGGTCTATTGCCAAACGTTCACCATGTAAGCTGCGTGGCATATGCCCTGTGGTGGCGTAAGCGTCTCCGAAAGTCATTTCATAGCCCATATCATAGGCTTCTATAATAAGACGCGCCACCATGCGCACAAACGCACTCTGTTTCTGTCGTAGTGTCATTTCAATCTCCTGTACAGGTTTTTAGTAAGATTTCTAATTTTTCACAGTATTCCAAAATATCCACAATACCCATTACTACGTCAGGATTGTACGCCGGGCGTGGCGGCATCTGTACTTCACACCGCACCGGTATGTACACATCCCGGTACTCAATTCGCGTTACGGTTTTCGGAGTGCAACCCAATCCCATAAAACCGGCGCAAAGCGTAATCAATATTAGTGATTTTGTTTTCACAACTCGAATCCTTTTCGACGCTTTTTATTATGATTTTGCGCGTTTCCTCAACCCCGCGCGTAACCGCCGTAATCTTTTTTGCCGTTTCGACATAGTCAACCCGCACTGCTGCCGCCGCTATCGCTTCGTTCTGCCGAGCGATAGCTGATGTAGCTTTCCGCTTCGACTCTTCGCAATCCGACAACCGCGCTTCCAACAGTGTATTGTTTCTCAACAACCGGCCATTTTTTGACATCAGCCAAAAACAGTAACAGCCGCCAACGACAATGCACAGCGCGAACGCCGCGAATATTATCTTGTCTATCGTGTTCATTGCGCCTTAAACCTTTCTACTAATATCGTGCGTAACTCGACCACAGACTTGTCTATGCGGTGCAGGTCTTCTTTCAACGAATCAAAGCTTACCTGCAACGCCTGAAAATCTTTTTTTGATACCATGTGCGCAGCGATAGTCTCAATATATCCCGTCATCTTCGCGTCGCGCGCGCACTGGTCTTTGACGTGTTTGTCGAACGACACCGAAAGTCCGGAGTGTTTTCGGTCAACCTCGTCAAACTGCCTGTCGCGCTCAAGCTTGCGTACCTCTACTTCAAGACGTTCTTTCTCCTCGCTTTTGGCGACAAGCTTCTTGGACTCGCCGCCAACGCGCATAAGCCACAACGTAAACACCACGCCCCCAGTTATAATCAGAGCAAACAGCACCTGCCAGTAATTGGTGACGCTCGCTACCGCGTTCGCTGCGGCGGTTATTGGGGCCGTGTCCATTATTGCTTAGTTCGCAACTGATAGTTCAAGTTCCGGAAATTCCACCTCATACGGAAATCCGGGCTGTTCCGGAATTTCACGGAGAATTTGCCGGTATTGTCTGTATGCCTCTTGTTCTCCAGCACTAACAGGCGCATCGACAAGCTGCGTAATATCCGTATCTTGCAACAGTTTATTGCGACGCGCCCGGATTTCCGCCGCAATTTTTTTGCGTTCTTCATTCTTTGCCAATTCCAACCACGCAGACAATTCGCCCTCGATACGGCTGATTAGTCCAGAATCATTTGGGCGCTCAATCGTGTAGCGGTCAAACCTCCAACCTATGATTGGAGGCTCACCCTCTTTAGTTACCTCCTCTTCTATGATATTTTCATAGAAATGTAACACAGCCTTGTCATTAATTTTTTCAAATTCAAACGGCTGTGGCTTGTAAGAGCCTCTTGCTTTCATAACGTACCACCTTTTTTAGAATGTTTATTTTGATACCTTTTAGATATTTTTCCCATAATTTGAACGAATTAATATGGTGTAATTGCCCCATACGGCTAAGTAGCCAAGCGGCTATCTTAAACGCGAACAGCCCCCTATTGGTAGTGTTATTCCAATTGCCGCCAGCGAGCAAGACACGCCAACCACCAGCAACCAACCCCTTAAAACTAACTGCAAAATCAAAACCCAAAAATCAAAAAAATCGACCGCCTTGCGGCGGATACTAAGTAAAAATCAAAATCAAAGTCAACCACCAATTAAAACACAGGGGGGACAAGTCCCCCCATTCCCCCCAAAATCAAGGTACAAAAAGGAGGCGGCAGCTAATGCTCGTGTGCGGGCTCGTCGATACAATACTACCAGTAAACGCGAACAGCCCAGCGCTAGCAACGTAATCCCAAGTACCGCCAACGAGCAAGACACGCCAACCACTAGCTTCCCAGTAATAATCCGACACAAATGTACCATCAGCACCTGTAATATTAACAGGGCATTGTGCGAACGGATAATCAGGGTCAAAACCTAATGACTTAATGTACCCACCATCTGATGCATTTACATAAGACAACGCGGTATAATCCGTATTAGTATCATCCGCATACTGTTCCGGTATTAGTGATATTTTCGCAACCCTATCCTGTATGTTTATTCCATCTACAAATTGCCAGATGTTACCCCATAGATTCTCCATGTGCCTATACTTAACTAATCCTGTTGTTACTCCTGCGTTGACTGTCGAACCGCTATGAAACGAGATGTTATCTGTACCGCCAGTATTCATTTGCCACGATGTTTCAACATTGCCAAACCCTACAGCCCGTTGCGAATCAAAGTCAGCCACTTCCACAAGGTACAATAACTGTATAGTGGCGTAAGTTGCATAATCATATTGCCAATACCCATTCCCCCTCGCGGCGCAATTAGTACGCGCTGTTGCACGTGTTATATTAACAACAGATTGGTTGCCTGAGACACTACGATAACTGCTATTCAGAGTGTATGCCGATACGTATATTTTATCGCATCCAGCAGGATTAGCAGGGGTCGGAGCGTGTCGTGGTGATACCAACCATGTTTCGTCAGGCAACTTATCGCTTATAAAATAATCTCTTATATCACCATTATCAACAATTTTATAGTAAAATTTTGGAATTTCTACCATAACATCACCAATAGTTGGTGTGCGTGAGAATCCCGGATCGCCCTGATACGCCGTTACTACACCGTTGACTACATTGCATAATCTTATATCTCGGTAAATTGGTTGATCGTCAAAATCAGAGCTACCGCCAACACCATTTACCGCAGGAGTAAAATTCAGGCCGGAGGCGGCGTGAAGCCTCGTAAGCGCTGTTGGAGTTATATTTTTAGCCCATCTTACTCCAAATATTTGTCCATTATTCACTTCGAGCGCGGCAAGACGTGCATTTTGGTCTGTATCGATTTCGTCTTGTATTGCGCTTTTGCGAAAATATTGACCAACCCAGTCTTTTAGTTCATTAATTTTTAATATAAATTCATCTCTTGTAATGAGCGCAAGGGATGTATCAATAACAAGCTCAAATGCTCCGGTATCTGACACTTCAATTACTACCCTAATTATCGCAGCCGATGAACTGCCTTCAGGAAGCGTTGATTTATAGGACGGCGGCCAAGTTGCAATCGCTATTACACCGCCTGTAGTATCAATTACAGATATTTCCGAAATCCAATGACCGCCAACATCCTCCCTAATTATTCCTTCCGCAATCAACCATGCCGGATTTTCAGGGTCTACGGTCAGAGAATTCAACTCAAATCTGTACCATTCATTGAGCAAATCTCCTTGTTCCGGCGTAGGAATATACCCACCGTTGCCGGTATCTACTGTTCCAAATCCAACCGCCATTTGAGCTAACTGCACGGATTGGCCGCCATTATATACATCTCTTGCTACCGATTTGCCATATTCGGTTAGTATCGAATGGAATACTTGTTCAGACATATCAATCTCCTTCGTTTATTGTTTGTATTATAATGATTATAATATTACTTTACTTTTTACGCGGCTATTGATGGATTTACTCTGCCGAATGTCGCAGCGTATATACCAATCCCGCGTGTTTTTTTAATAATTGCCTTTTTATTGTACCATATCTTAGGATTAACTCGGCATTTTGTAGCCGAATAGCCGTTTAACATCTTACCATTTGAAACAGTTATTTTTATTTCTGTTAATAGTTTAGGGTTTACGCGGCCTGTTGTGGCCGAGTAACTGCCTATTAATTTATAGTTTTTAACTATAACATCGCCACTTGTCCATGATTTAGGCTTTACCTTATATACTACTATTGACATACCGAATAATGCCCGTCCATAGTTAATTGTGATAGACCCTGACTTGCGCAACATCGGTAATACCCGGCCTGCGTGTATGCCCTGCCCTGTAGTAGCGAAATATGCAGTAACGTTCCAAGCTGCCATCATTATAACATTTCTGAGATATGACCTGACATTCTTAAGATTATTAACTAACTCTTTTATATCATGGTGTATTGTTGGTGATAAACTATGTATGCTGGTATCAATGGCAATACTGAACTCATAGGGATTCATTTGCATACCAAGTAAACCGGCATTAAACCATTCAATCACCAGTGCCGGCATACCTAACAATGTCGGCACACCTTCTAAAGCCCACCTTGTCCCCTTATACCAATGTAATTGTATCGAGTGTTTAATTAGCGCTCGCTTATCTTCAAGCGTTTTGGCAAACAAATATCCTTCATAATATCCTATATTCCACTGCCAAGCTAAATCATCTAATTGTTGATTATTAAGTTCGTCAACACGCGAATATACCAACATCAACTTAACGCGCTCGTCAAAGCCGCTAAATAACCGATCAAGGCATTCAGATGCGGCTTTAAGCTTTGCGGCGTCTTTGATACTTGACGGCAGCAAGTCATTAAAACTAAAATTTGATAAAGTTTTGATGTCAGTCACTTTCCACCGCCCCGAAAATAATTTCACTACTGTTAAATCGCGTGATAGTATTGCGCCCTAATTGCGTAAAATCAAGGCCGTTAAGTTCTACACGTTTCGCTCCAGCAGCAAGGCATAATTGTACTAATCTGTCAGGATTTATATCTCTGCCTATGCGTTCTATCTGCCATACCTCATATTCTGCAACCGCATGTTGTACGCGCTCTTGTACTGCTGTAAATTGTGTTGCTTGTTCAGAAGTTATATACCATGTTACGCTATAATCAATGTTTACAGCATCTATCGGTAAAACATTCACTTTGTCAGTTAGCGGACGTATTTTTTCATCGTTTAGGATATTTTTGACGGCCTCAAGTTCCGGACTGTCTAATTCTGGTATCATGCCGCCTTTTAACATCACAAATACATCTACTTCACCTAAGCGTTGTCCGGCCCGGTCTTCCGGGCCGCTTATGGACACGTCGGATATGTTACCGTGCGCAGTCATTGCCCAATACACGTAAGATAACCGCGCCCCAGCAGTAGAAAACTGTCCTGGAGCCATTCTTGCGCGAGCTCGAAGCGCATCATCGACCTCTACATCAGACCCACCGCTTGATTCTATGATGTTCGATACCGACCCTACAGACGCCACAACATCCACGGCACGGGTTATTTGGCCCGGAAGTAAACCGTTACCATCTACCCCATAGGTTAGACAGGTCGCCGATATATCACCGGATAATTCACCGGCAGGAATAACCAGTAACGAATCTGTTGCAAAAAATATCCGCCCGTCAGCAGTGGCCCGTGTACCTATAGGCACAACTGTAGGTAGAGGGCGTACAGCTCCAAGCGTATATCGTAACTTTGTTGTTGCCGGAAAAGCTTCAAGCCGATAAACGCCTAAAAACGCAGTAAGCGCGTCGAGATACGCTCCTGTAGCGTGTTGCAAAAAATTCTGTTTTTGTGTCCAATCAGACACCGCGTTTTGCATTGAGATAACCGCTGCCAATGTAGATAAAAACAGACGAACCGGGTCTCCTGGATACAAAACTACCCCCAGTATCGCCTCATATATAGCCACCACTGACGCTGTTACCTCGGCAGAATCAGCGCCAGCCAACGCATTTTGGCGCTCAATTAAATCTACAAGGGCATTAATAAACGCCGTTGAATTTTGCTCAGAATCATTCCACATCTGCGTTAGCGCAGCGGTTATATCCTCACGATTAATCATACCCATAGCAAAGTATGGCAGCCGTTCAAACTTCTCGGTATTATCGTCTAATTTGACAAATCTATTATCATTCACAGTAATGTACCCTCCTTTATCCTAAATTTTACCACCGGCGTTATGGTACCCGTACCAACCTCATCATGATTAAAACTTACTCCCGTAACCTCTGCCCTTGGTTCATACATATTAATTTGATTCGTTAAGTCAATAGACAAATTCGCCAATACCATATTTTCGGGCTGGTCTATTATAGCCGAATCAATCCCAAAAAGCCGGTCAAGAAATACGCTCCCCCGCCATGTAGAGATTATAGTATTGATATTTTGGGCAATTTCACGCCAACCGCCGACAGCAATCTCTATATCTATCAGCGGCGTACCGGTAACTTCATATTCGTTTTGTGTTGTCATAGTGGTTTCGAAAATCCTGAATAAGATTCAGCAACTTTTAGGTCAAGCCCTGAGACTTTACCCCCCGTTCCCGGTAATCTATCTGGGCCGCCTTTGCCTGTTTCGGCGCGTCTCAGTTCATCTTCGCGCTTCTTTTGGTCAGCCGCTGTAGGCAATGATGATACATATTCCTTTATAGCCATATTGATTTGCATTACAGCTGGACGCCCATACGCCCAATGGGTAGTTTCACCCTCAAGGCTTCGGATAGTAAATCTTCCGTAATTTTTACCCTCTAAAAACACAAGCTGCGGATTACCACTATCACAGGCTTTTTCAAGACGTTCATAGGCAGATAACGGGTCAATACACATTTGACTGTGCAATACTATTTCAATTTCCATATCCTTCAGGCTTCGCCCGGTATACTCAGTGACAGGCGGCCCATTGATTACCTCATGGTCAATATATCTGCCAGACGCCTTACGGGTCATGCCTTGGTATGTTTGTGTAAATAATGATGATGCGACAAAAATAATAGCGCTTTTACCCAGTACATCAGATGCACTGCTGTTAGCATCAATATCACCTATATAGCCTACAAATGGCGTTAAGGCTAACAATTTAGCAAGGGCTATTTCAGCCACATTATCAGGTATTATAGATGTAATCATTCTATCTTCCCATCTGTTAAAGCCCCATCACTTAATACCCCAACAGCACCCGCAACCGGGCCATTAAAAGGAGTCAGTCCGGAAGCTCCGCCATTAACTGCTATATTACTGCTCGCAATGGTTGAGCTTTTAACTACTGCATTTGTTGTTATATGTTTAACTATTTCATCGGTTATTGCCGTACAAAATGCCTTTAAATTACCTAATTTATCATCACCAAAGCCCGATAAACCCATATCCGATTTTAAGCGGCTATATAGAGCGTTTCCAAAACTATTGGCGTTCATTGCCATACAATACCTCCTATGCTACAGTGTTTCCGCCGTGTGGCGGCCCTGCGAATAAACAGTTTGGCAAACAGTTCAGCGGCCCGGTCGCCGGGGTTGCCGGCATTGATTTACCGATAGTTAAAACTGCTGTCGGCGATACCGTCATGTTTCCGACAGATTTAATATCCATATTTCCGGTTGATTCTATAACGGCATTGCCAGTAGACTTTATATCTATATTCCCAGTAGCTTCGACTACTGTATTACCTGTTGATTTAATATTAAGATTTCCTCCAGCTTCAATGGTTATATCTTCACTTGCCGATACCTTAATTTCAGTACATTCTAATAATTTTTCATCTTCGAGCGTAACTTCAAGGCTTTTCCCAGTGATTTTTATAGCATCTTTTACTGTAACATCAACAGTTCCGTCTGCTTCATCGCTTTCCTCGCCGCCTTCATTGCCATCAACATTAACAGATACGTTGCCCATAATGTTTGCTATAGCCTCATGGGTTTTCCGGTCATATTGTAACAGTGTTTTATCCTTGTATTCCCTATAATATGTGTCATCCCCATTATATGGCGGTGTATCAATATCGTTATAAACAGCGCCTAATACAAATCCGGCTATTGGCCCATTACCTAAAAAAACACAAACGACTAATTCTTCTATATCCGGCATATAGTAATGTTTATTTTTGAGCGTTTGCTGTTGTACTACCTGCAACCAACCGCTTACAAGTTCGTCCGTGTCAGGGAATTTCACCCGCACAAGACAGTTTTCAGGATCGGTCTCTACAACTTCTCCCAAGCGAAAAATATCTCTAATATCCAAGGATACCTCGCAATGTTAAGGTTGAATTATAGCCGCCTGACTTACTGTATTCGTGCGAAATTTCTTCTACATTCCATATAACGCTATCCCAACGCCCAAATCCGTATATCTCTATATTCATTCCGCTAAATAGATCAGGCCGCCCCATCGTGCTTAAAGTACCACGTACTTGACGCATGTTTTTTAATCGTAAGGCGGCTTTGGCTACTTCCTCTGCCTCACCTATATCATTGACGCGCTGATTGATTTTTAGTATCTGTCCGACTTCCGGATCAGGAATATCACCTTGCTCTTTATCCTTTTTATCCCCCTTAACATCATCAGAATAAAATATATACTCTATTAATTCCTTTTTTTTAGGATCATAGTATTTGACCTCGGCAGCAGCATAAATATCAGAACTATTGGCGTTAAACTCCCAAGCCTTTACTGTATCATTAGAGCGAATAATCGTAACTTCCGGCTTCTCTGCGTCATATTCTTCACCGCGAAAAATAATCAAATATTTATCCGTTATCTTAATCATAAACCCGGCATACTCACAAATATCTATAAGCAATGATAAATCACTCTGTCCCTTTTGCTCCCAGCGTTCAAGTTTAGGATTATAATTTTTTGATAACCACATTAACTCAAAACTATGTTTTTCCGCTATATCCTCAGCTATTCGCTTTATTTCAAGATTTTCCCACGCTTTTGTATTCTGTTGCCGCCGTATGCTGTTAGTTATCCCGACAGATATTGCCGACATCTGAAATGTACTTGATGGACTTGATACGCTTGTCAAATCATCTATTTCAAAACTCCCGCAATCACGCTCAAAACTATCACCAATAGCAAACCAATTAACAGCCTTGATTTTTGCCGCGAGTTTTGCCCCACGGTCAGGAAACCAATCTGTACGCCATAAATCGTCTACATCCTGAAAAGTAACGCTAAGTTCATCCATTTTATTAGGTAATGTACGGTCAACATAGCGCACACTCTCTAAAAATGGCGCGACATCACGGGTTATATCTACATTATCATACGTCAAGTCTATAACTACTTCGCGCGGCATAGTATCATTTCCTCGCCCAAGGCGGTAAAGGTGAACTTGTTTTACCTGCTGGCAGTTGCGGAACTATCAATGTCAATCCAGCAGGTAAAAGTATTGTGCGCATATAATCCGGGTTAGCTTGCAACAGTGTATAGGCTAAATGCTCACTGCCATAAACCCTAAGCGCAAGCATATCCCACGTGTCACCCTGTTTGGTTACAGTAGTCCACTTCATGCCATTGCCACCCTTTTGAGATTGTATTCTCTCTGACTATTCCAACGCTCGAATTGAGCTTGTGCCTTTGCCAGAGCCTCATCGACAGCCGCCTTAATTGAGGTAGAATCACTACCGCTACCTGAAATAGTGATATTAGGCGAAAATGTAACCGAACCGCCATTTACATTGTTGTTATTATTATTCGTGGTATTTGTCGTTGAAACACTGCGCAATATTTCCAACGGTAATGCCTCTTGTTGCCTTTGACCTTGAGGCGGCAACGGCTGTTTGGGCAGTGACGGCGCTACTTGTTGTATCACTTGTAAATCAGGTAATACTGGAGCAATTTGTCGAATAAGCTCAGCGGCCCGTGACGGTTTAGTAATGGGAATAACCATTTCAGGACGACCATCTTCGGCCACAATAGACGGCCTTGTAGCTATACCACCCTCGCCAAATTTCGGCAATATATTTGATGCCGCCTTTGCTACCCCACCTATGGCCTTAGTCGCATTTCCGACCATCTTTGTCGCGCTATTCATAATATTAACAACGCTATCAGGTAACAATGATTTTACCGCGTCTTTAACCACACCACCTGCATTCTTCAGGGCCGAAAGGACTCCATCTATAAAACGCTGTATCCAATTTTTGCCTATTCCGATAATATCAATACCGGTAATAGCTTTTATTGCATCATTCAACAGGCGCGGGATTAATGTTAACAACCGCCCTAATATCTCGTTTATCCCTGAAATAAATCCTTTGTCGAACGCGGCGGTAATGCCCATCAAGTCGCGTAGAAAAAAGCCTCTAATAAAGTCTGCAACTCCACTAAACACAGCCTTTACATTGTCCCATACCCACGACGCCACGCCCACTATCGGCGCAATCCAATTCTTAAAAGCCCCGATGATGTCAACGCCGAATAACGCCTTGATAATTTCATTTCCAGCGTTAATAATTATTAACGGCAAAGTATATGTCCAACTTACGAAGAATTTTCCTATATTCACTAAAAAGCCCTTTATATTCCCGGATAACAAGGCTTGCATCGCTTGTATCGGGCCTAATATTATATTCTTTATGGGAAATATAATATTTTGGATCCAATCAGGTAATTTTCCGAATAATTCCGCAATGCTGTCTACTAAATCATTTATGAATATTGGTACAGTATCTTTTAGATTCTTGAAGAAATAAACAACTTCACTCCAGTTTTTCTTCAGTAAATATCCAGCAACCGCAACCGAAGCAATAGCAGCAGCCCCCAAAAGTACAGGCGCGGATATTCCAGTAATCGCTGCAACCAAAGACTTAAATATCATGGTAATTCCCCCTAAAGCCTTTGCTTTTACCGCTAATGTCATCAATGCCGATATAAAAGTAGCTGTCGCTGTTACCGCGCTCATAATAGCGAATACAATACCAAGGGCTTTTATTGCCAAAAAAGCCTTTCCAACCATTTTCAAAACTTCGAGCAATCCGCCGTTCTTTTCGATCCAAACCCCAATTTGTTTTACAAAATCAACTACTGAATCTTTAAGCGCAATTATGACTTGTTTGTTTTCTTTTACCCATTTTACAACGTCACTGACAAACGCCGCGACTTTTTGCTCTATCAATTCCCGATTGGCTGTTACCCAGTTTACAATAGCTTCATTTACCCTTGTTAATGGCTCATGCAACTGCTTTCCTATAGATATAGCTAAGCCCTGCGCGGCAGCTTTAAGGTCTCCTAAACTGTCAGTAAAGGCGACCGCTCGCTGGCCGGAAATATCGTCAAAGACAATTCCAAGACGTTCCGCGTCTTTCATGAGTTTACCTATACCGGCGCTTCCCTGTTCGAGCATAGGTATCATTTCAGTTCCGGCCTTGCCGAACATAAACGTCGCCAACATCTGTTTTTCGGTTTCGCTGGTGAGTTTGGTATACGCATCGGCGGATTCAAGCAATATCTTCGCCCTGTCTTTTACACGCTTGTTTTCATCGATTAGGCTTAAACGGCGTTTGCCGCTTATTATCAGGTCAGTTTTACCAGATATTACTTGGCTGTTTACAATCGTATTCATTTTTTTCATTGTACCTAAAAATGATTCCGCAGACATACCTGATTGCGTAGCGGCAAATGACATCTTGCTAAATTCTTGTGTAGTCACCCCGATTTTGGCGGCCCCTTTTACGGCGTCATCCCCCATCTTCGCGGTTTTGGCAGCGAGGCCGTAAACCGCCGCCCCTGCAATCGCGCCTATAGTTGCTATCTGTTTTAGAGGCCCAACCACAGAATCAATAACGCCGCCCCATTCTGATTTCATTTTACCGGCAGCATCAGTAAAATTCTTCAGGGCAGCGTTATGTTCCCTTTGTAACTTTTTGAAAGCCATAGCTTCCGATGACTTTTTTGATAGCTTTTCTATTTGCGCGGCGGCCTCACCATGCGCCGTTTTAAACGACGCATCGAGTTTGCCGCCTATCGCAAAAGCCAATTCAAAAGTTTTTTTCAGATTAGCCATGACTTACTCCATCCGCTTTAATAATACCCGCAACCGTTTTTGCCCAAACATTCAACCGCTTTACAGGCAACTCCAAAAACATAGTAATTGGTGTACTTGTAGCTCGTGAGAGACGAACTACAAGTTCCATTAGTTCTATATGGCTTCTGAAGCCGCCCCCAGCAAAAAAGCTTGTGCTCGCAGCGTCAATACCGTGCAATCAGCTATTGGAAAATGACGCAGTTCGTTAATTGTAATGTTAGCCGCACGAGCAACAATATTCATTAAATACGTCTTTGAAAACTCACTAAAGTTTGCGCTGCCTTCATTTGATAGTGCAGCTACAGCTTCCATATCCGCGCCCGTCAACTTTTCAAAATCTAACGTCAACTCGCTATATTCTTTGTCCGCAATTTTAATTTTACGGGCTAACTTATAAGTGTACTTACCTTTGCTTTTGGCCATATCCTGAATTACTTTTTCCTGTAATACTTTTTCCGCTTCCATAATAACCTCTCATTCTGTTAGGATAAATGGCCCCGCTATTAACAGGGCCGTGAAATTATATACCTATTGCCGACCGAACGCTTGACAGCAAGTCCTGACCGCCAATATTGTAAATATGGTTAAACTTGTCAATTTCTTGTATCAATTCACCTCCAACGAGTTCTTTAAGGTAAACGACATTAAATTCTAACGACCGCCCCTGAAGTTCGCCGGGGTTAAGTGTCCCAAGGTTATCACTTTTAACCATAGCTTGTACTATTACTTTATGATCAACGACTTCTAACTCTCCATTACCGGAATCAAGGTGCTGGAGAGCGCTCCAAAATTCAATATGATGATATTTTTGGGGCAATAACAGACGCACGTCTGCTGTGGCAACCCTAAAATTTACGGTCATCGTCATATCTGCGGTCTGCCCCAATACCGGGACATCCGCGACACCGGCAATACCCGCGCCTTGGATGGAAGTTGTAACGGCCTGCACATTCGGCAGTGTAATATCAACGGTTCCAATTTGACGGCCTCCGTCTAAATAGGCGATATAATTAATCAACATCTCAGGTACTTTCATTATTTATTCCTCCTTACGCGAATATATTCTGTAAGAGATAAGGGTCAAACTCCAAGTTAAACTGAATTTTCTCAGCTGGCAAAATCAGCCCCAACATCACATGGAACGTAAGCATCCCAGCCATCAATGACAGGACGCTATTTTCGTCACTACGCGCCTCAATGCTGCTTCCGGGAGCTAAAGCTCCGGCAGCCGCGAGCGAATTAAGATTCATTTGTTCGCTGTTGGCAATAGTCTGTATCAACCGATTATTATTGGGGTCGTCTACCTTATTCCACCACGTCAATACAAGCTGATTACTATACCAAGCCAACATTCTGCGACTTGAAAGATAGGAATCTTTAGGGTCGGTATTTCCGGGATACGCCGCAGTATTCGCGCCCCACAAAGTATTTCCGCCCACAAAATTATAGCAGGTGGCTATACCATTCCCACGAAGCAAATTAGCCTGGGGAATTGACAGTGACACTTCCGACCCATCGGCAACAACTACAGCCTGACATTGAACCGCCTTGTTAGATGGAGAACTGTAAGGTATATCATTGCGTTTACGATCTTCCGCAGCAGTAACTCCCGCCGCATGTGTCGCAAGGTTCATCAGGCGTTCGCCGACACGTACTTTAGGCCAGCAGAGATAAAGATTCTCGCTTGTCAGCCCATTATTTTCCTTGTATGCCGGTACATCGGTATACTTGGTAAGAGTATCAGTCGGTAAATCGGCGTAAGCAACCGCGTTAAATACTGCGTTAATACCTACGCACTTTGCCGCCATTACCATAGCAACAGTCGGGTCCTGTGAGAAATTCGGCGCAAGCAAAATCCCTGGAACCATCCTGAATTTCGGGAAAGCAGCCTCAACCAATTCAAGGCCCGAAGTAATACCTGTTACTACGTCATAACCGCCGATAACATCATTCGGAGTTACAAGTTCCGGCGCGGCATAAGTATACGCGGCCTTAATTGCCGTGCCGCCACCTGTAATTGCTGTAGCAAGACTGCTGCCGCTGATAACAGTAATTACACCAGTGATTTTATTAATAGTGTAATCAACATTAACAGCATAAGAGTTACTATCCGTATCAGTAATGGTAACATTACCTATTACATCAGGATTAGCTAATAACGCAGTTTCACCAGTAAAGGTTAGCGTTTCTCCTGTTACGGACAAGTTATGTACGTTGGGATCGAATACGTTGGCAAATATTACCGGCGCTTTGCCATATAAGGCAAACGAACTAAAGGTAACCTCGCTCAATCCCCATTTCGTGAAATCATCACGAGACGCCATAATACCAAGATTTTCACCGGCCTCTGCGTCCGTATAGCATAATATAAGATTACCGGGCATTGCTTTTGCCATTTGTTCCGGATCAAGCCGATGGATTGGCGCACACCCAAACGCCATAGGCAATGATCCGTCAATTTTGACAGGCGGAATAAGCGATGTGGGTATCTGGTCTACACCTACACCATATTGTACACTCATGATTTAGCTCCTTTCTTTCTACGACTAAGGTAATCCTTCTTCACTTTATTACTCGTAGCCGATAAATCAGAATCGGCATCAGACAGTTTATTCATTGCGGTCTTAATCTGCTCGACAGGAACAAACAGCTTTGATAAATTCGGGTCGGCCCCTACGCGCTGGGCAATATCAGGCGGTAACCCATTACTGTAGATGGAGTTACTTTTCAACACTAAACCCCCATCAATAATAGTTGGCCCCAAATATATTAATCTACTTAGCGCTTTCTTTACGACCGGGGAAATAAATCCCGGACGTCCCTGAGGATTCTTTTGCGGCTTTGTTTCCGTAACCGTGTTTTTTTCCTCTGACATTGTTAATGCTCCTTTCATTGAGTTATAACTTCACCAGGTCGCGCAATAGCAGCCGCTTTAAAATTAGCAACTACAGCAGCCCCATAATATGGGTGTTCATGCGCTCCCGCTTCATATATCGACGATAATTCTTTTTCTAAACCATATTTTCTTTTAATAGGGCCGTCCAAATACCATGTTTTTGCCCAAAATCTTTTTTTAACGAGTGTCAAATATGCTCTATCAGCCATATTCATTATATCTTTATAACCGGATTTTATTTCGGTATAGCTGTCTTTACTGTAAACACAGCACAATATACCTACTTTTGCTTCTAATATTTTAGCCTTTTTATCGTCTTTTTCTTCATCCTCTAAATACCGGACTACCAAAAATGGCGGTTCTCCGGATTTTTCTTTATTCTCTGTAGACGTTTCTTTATTATCACTTCCTACAGGCATTGACTTTTTGGGCGGCACGTGACCAATCCATATATTTGGTGATACAGTATCCCCTTTACCATCAAACTCGAAACCCTTAAAATCTACAATGAGTTCCTCAACTATATTTTCTAACAGAAAAAATGGCGATCTCATTTTGCCCCCAATAAGCTAAGCCAAACCTCGGCTTCATGGATAAAGTGTTTTTCATATTCTTCCTGTATCATTGGCGCTATATTTTTATGAATATCTGTCTTTTCCGACGCTGCCATACCTGCCACTGACGATGTAAAAAATTCTTCCATCTTCTCCCTTTTTTTCTTTCCTTTATCGTTTAGCGTCCATTTCCCAATTCGCTCAAAAATACCGGTATGGCCGCTTTTCATCATTCCGACAAATGCGTGTTTATATGTTTGATTTTGTCCGGCTAACATAGCGCTCACTCCGCCTGATGTTTTACCTGTCATTGGCGTTTTCGGTGACACGCTTTGTAACTTAAACAAGGGTAGGTTAGCACCCCGCAAAATAGCCAACGCTGAAAGGTGGCCTTGACTGCGCAACGCCCTTTTCAGCTTGAAATCTCTCATTTCCTCTTTTTTAACGCCCCATTTATTGGGTACTTCACGTTTTACAAGGTAACGAATCCGGGCGGCGGCCTTGTTTATGGCAACCTCTTGTATATCTGTAAAACGTTCCGGACATTCCCTGACAAACCGCTGGATGGTCGGATTATTAACTAATTCCGTAGACATGTTAATCATACGCGGCCACCCTTTCTAACGTTATAATTAAATACCCAAACGGCGTTTTTACATCAGCAACATACCAAGTTTCATCATCAAATACTACTTGTTCCGTTACTGTTGGCTTTGGTACAAGGTCAATATCGCGGCAGTAAATAACCTTTTTATTAGTATTTACACCCTGCGCTCGGTAGTCCTGACTTAATACTCCAGCGTCTTCTGCAATTTTTAACGATGCGCCATTCCAAGAACAAATACGCCCGTAGACATCAGTATTTAACAATACCTTGTCAAAATCGGCGCGTATTTGGTCCTTAAAACTCATTTTACTTCCTTGCTTATTGATTCTTTTAGCTTATCAGCAAGTTGATCACGTGACGAACTTGGTTTATAGCCTATACCACGTAGCGATAATTCATGCGCTATTTCGTCACGGGTCATTTTATCTACAATAATGGGCGGCTGTTTACCATCATCATCATTTGTACCGTTGCCGTTCTGTTTGTCATCTTCATCCTGTTCATCATCATCTTCTTCGGACGCTCCCGATATAACCGAATTGCTACTTGTATCCATAGTAGCTACACCAAGTTTAATTAAACGCCATCCATTAGCATCATCAACTGTCAGCACATCACCGACATTTCTATTAACTTTATTATGCCTTATAGGGCCTTTCGTAATTACTATATTCATAATATCACCTTTCATAATGGGCGGCTTTTACCGCCCGTATAATAGTTTATAGAACGGTCGCAACAGTGAACGCATCAACCTGATACAGATTAGGCATTGGAGCCGATTCCAACTGTACGTAACGCGCCGAACCGTTATCTTCCTCCCACGAGAAAGGAAAACGCGGTATCGCTTGTAACGATTTTAAGTTCTGAATCAACCCATAGTTAAATTCAGCCCTCGCTTTAGCACTTCCAAGCAAAACCTGATTACTCGGCATAAGCGGCACATCATCACCAGTAGTAGGGTCTGTGTACCATTCATCATAGGAATAAAGCGAAACCGAACCGGACGGTAAAAGTAACTCGCCATAATAACTAATACCGTCAGGCAAGTTAGCCGGAGATACCCGCCCCATCTGATAGTTAAGAATATTAAGCCGTTCCTTAACTTTGGGATTATCCATTATAGCCCATGCTACATCACTACCTACTATGCAATATTCCGGTGCAATACCGCAACGCTGAACGGTATCACGACGCCATGTATCGAGATCACGCATGGGGTCAGAACTTGGATCACTCCACAGGTCAGTACCTGATAGAATTCTAATGTGCTTATCCATTTCGTAACCAAAATCTACATTGGCATCCCAACCATCACCATTAACGGTTACAGTACCGGTCAGCAGAGCTTCAGCGCACATTTTTTCTTCAAGCCTAACAATACGCTCATCGAGCATAGCCAAGTCTTCACCCAACGTCTGGGCGGCACGTTGCGCCGGACTCATGGCATTGTAGATATTTTCGCCAAAAGAACGGGTTATAGTTTCCTGCGGACGCAAAGCAGTTTTTTCTTTGACATATGCAGGTGCCGTAGTCTTAGTTATAAAACCCGCACGTTCAACGAGTTTTCCGTCTTTAATTGGGTTCACGAAAACAGCAACCCGACGCTTACCCTTACGCACATCAAGTTCTACTTTAGGAGTGGTATGGGTTCTTGTGTTACTAAAAAACGTCGAATGAAAGAAACGTTTCGGAAATGATACCTGCTGTAACGCCTGTAACATCATCCGAGGTTCATACATATTAATCATTCCGTCCATTGTAAAGCCTCCTTACTGGTTTGGCGCTAAAGAAGCGTCTTTGAGAAATATTGATACCTGCCGCGCACGAGCTGTGTAATCTGTCCAGCTGGCAGTCGGATTAGTGTTGCCAATTTTAAGGCGCGGCCCTATAAATTCGCCGGTGAGCCATACCACGCCAACGCTATTAGCCGCAATATGTTCTGCGGCAATACCATAAACAGGCGGCGTTACGGCGGGGTCATCATCCACAGCCGGAATGTCATCAATAAGAATAACCGTTCCGTCAGTGTTCAACGTAACTATACTGCCTAATTCAATATCAGACGCTCCGGCAGTAACTGTGTCCGTTACTCGAGGGAAATCTCCCGCAAGAATTGACGGGCGTTCGAGCCGTCCGATTGTGGTTACACCTAATTCAACCGACATGTTTAACCTCCTTGCCGCCAGCGGCTTTGAATCCTGATACCATTGCCTTGACAATGGCGTTATTTTCATTATCTGTATTAGTATTATCCCCAGTGCTTGCCGGAATATCGCTAACATCTTCCGCGTCAGCCATATAATCTGTTGCGGCTTTGGTTATTGAGGCTTTATCTGCCTTAACAATCTGCAAGGCAAGTTCGGCAGCAGTTATCGGCTTATCATATTTTGCCGACTTAACAAGATTAGAATAGCCCATATCGGCCCCAATCTCATCTATTGCCCGGATTCTCTCGCGTTCCTCGGCTGCCCCTATTTGCTTAATCGCATTGTAGAGAGTTGGATTCGTAGATAACAGGGCGGCCATCTGCTTATTAGAAGAGGACTTTTTAGCATCTTCTTTTTCTTCCTCATCTTCCTCATCTTCAGTCGTATCCGCCTTTTTCTTTTCCTCATCATCTTCTTTTTTTGACGCTGCAAATTCTTCTGATACGATTTTCATGCCTGGCCCAAATACTTCTATATCTGGCAGGCTACTTAATATAGCGGGGTCAGATATTCTTGTATTTTGGCGAGACATTGCCATGCCTTGTATAGACATTGTTGTTACTCCTTTGTTAATAGGGTTAAATTGATATAAATCTGTTATAATATTCTCTAAACTTCCGATTTCATCAACCATACCAACCTTAATAGCCTCATCAGTAATCAAAACACCGCCTTTCCCGTAGTTTTCGCTGATAAAGGCGTTGTTCGTGTTTCGATTACGAGCTATAGACGATATAAATATATCCGCCAAAGAATCTAATTCGGCCTGTAGTTTCGCCCGTCCCTCTTTGCTATTCGGGTTTTGCCTCTTGTCCGGTGACTGCGAGCTTACAACTTCGTAATCTACAAGCCCCTCTTTTTCCCGCGCCTTGCTGTCATCTGTCCATGCGGCCACAACTCCAATACTCCCGATAAACGCCGTCTTATCAGCAATAATTTTATCGGCGGCGGACGCTATCCAATACGCGGCGGATGCGCATAATCCACCTGTATATGCTATTATTGGCTTCTTTCCCCGTGATTCATAGACCAAATTCGAGAATTCATTAACGCCTACAACGTTTCCGCCTGGGCTGTCGATATTCAATACAATAGCGTTTACATCAGGAGCATTAAGGGCTTCGCCGAATAGTAACGCCAATGTTTCAACGCTTGTCGCGCCGGAAATATCAGTGAAAATATCAGCGCGGGGAAATATCGGGCCGAATGCGTTAATAATAGCCACGCCATCACGAACACGAACCGAACCACTTTCGCGCCGCTCTGTTGGTGTTGCTAAAACAGCGTCCATATCCGAATGTGTACGGCTGGCAATGTCAATCAAAACGTCTAAATGGTTAGTTTCTATTGCCCATTTATCGGTAAATATTGCATTAAGCACATTTTTAGGCAGCATCTTTGACATCGTAACCTCCTTGCGGCTTATTCATCCCAAACGCTGATTCATACTCTAATTCTAATCCTGCTTCTTTAGCGAATTGCTTTTCTTCAGCGCGTTGTCTTAAAATATCCTTATAGTCTAATCCGCGCTTGCTGCACTCTATTTGCAGTGATGAAGTAAATCCCTTAATACGGATATTAGCGGCTGTGGCCTCTTTTACTTCGTCAATCTGTTTTTGCGAATCGCCCACCCAATACGCGCCGGTATAGGCTATGTGCCGCATAGGGTCGGTGAAGAATCCCGGAGCGTGTAACCGACCCAACATCACAGCCTCAGCAAGAAATTCCTCATATATGGGTTGATTAAAATTGTCGGCAAAATCATCGCGCATTCTCAAAACTGTTTCGTAGAATTCCAAAAGCGCCGCCCTGCTTGCGGAATATGACGCGCTGAAATGGTTAATCAATACTTCAAATGGTATTCCAAGAGCCATACCTATCTGTTTCATACAAGCTGTAAAAAACGGGTCGTATTGACTGCTTGGACGTGCGGCGTCTACTACATTTAATTCTTCCCCGGGAGCGCCGTCAATATATGTACCGGCCCCTAACTTGTAATTATCAGGACGATTCCAAGGTTCTTCTCCCTCTTTATATTCTATTCCACCGCTTACAGCAGGGTCATTAACAGGACGCTTAATAAATATCGCAACCATAGCGTTTATAACTGCCGCGAATAATTCGGCTTCCGCGTATTTGGTTACTTGTTTTAGCGTATCAATTACAGGAGCGAGTATCGGAACGCCGCGCATCTGCCCAATTCGCGCAACATCTATGAGGTGTAAAACGTTTCGGCGGCCTGTTTTGTTGCCATAAAAAGGAACGCGCTGCCACTTTGGAGCAATATTTCCTATCGAAAACAATGCGGCCCCTGGATGTGGTGTTCTGATATATATGGCTTTTGGAATTCCGTTAGGAGTACGCTCAATACCACCTGCTATTTCAGCGGTATCAGACAGGTCTTTATCATTTACAACACGTTCCGCTTCTATTAGTTGTATGCGCAAATTATAGGGCATTGGCTCATTTTTTTTATACGGCAACAGGACAAAACAGTCGCCGCTTGTAAGTTTTGACCGGAAAGCCAAACGTTGTAATCCAACAAAATTAAGTTGCCGCATATAATCACAGTCTTTACTCTCCGACCATATGCGGAATTCGTATTGAGCCTTTTCCTGCCATTTTTGCGCCGCTGATTCTGATAATCCTAATACCTCACGATCAATAGACGCTTGTAGGCGTAAACCCGAACCAATAACACCGGCTACAAGTTTTTCAATTGCGCCCGTAGCAGCTGGAGCGTTACGTACTAAATCACGTGAACGGTCCCGCAAAGCTTGTAGTGATAATAATGTTTCAGCATCAGCGTCACCAGAGGCCGCAAACCATTCCGCCAACGAGCGCTTATTACTCGCCCCATTATATGGCGTTAAATTCATAGCCCGATTAATATTCGAGTTACGTTTTAACGGCGGAATTTTAGATTTGTATCTGCCCATGTCAATCATCCACAGGTACTATACGGCGGACAATACGGCCCCCACCGGTTAATTGTGCAATTATGCTATCCCAATACTGCAACATCTTCAACAATTCCGAAACATCAATACTTGTATAACTTTGACCGCCTATATTCCAAGATTTAGCCCCGCGCTGCGTAAGTGCGCGTATAGCTTCAACTATAAGGCCGCGCATTTCTTTAGCTTCAAGTAGCCTCGCTTCTTGTATGGCGTTAATCATGTTGTAAATATAACACGAAAAAAATAGAAACATATAATACACGTTATGCTATATGCTATATCGTGTATTGTGTATGGACTAATTTGGGCGTTTTATCCTAATTTTATGGGTATTTTACAAAATAAATGTCTTCACTTTGAGGACTTTTTTCGGTCGGCTATTCGGTTAGAGGGTTATACCACTTGGGCGTTGGACAAAATTTCCAAGTTTTTTGGTCGATGGTTTATTAGTAGTTTGGGTAGTTTTGGATACTACACGCCTGTTTTCGAGGACATCCCAGTTCGGATTCAGGAACCGAATTGCGTTAAGGTTATAAACTCGTAAATCAAGAGGTTCGTTCCGGGCCTCTTTAGGCTTCCACCAATATAATTTCTTATATCCATTTTGATATTTTACCATTCTTCGCTCGCAAATCAACCCTGCAAAGTAGTTTCCGGTATATCCTGTAGTATCAGCATCATCAGGAAAATGGCAATATCCGGGGCCGCGTTCATCAATTTTTAACCGTGCATATATAAGTTCTTTAGCTTTATCTACACCAATAGTAAACAGGGCGCACCTGTTGCGCGTATTGCGGCTGGGCTTATTATATATTGGTTTTGACGATTGATTACTCCCTTTAATCGCGAATACCTTTTCGCGTTCACGCGGCAAAGTATAAGTATATACCGTATCTGTAGTAGTATCTATACCGCCGCTGTCAATCATTACACAAGCTATACGCATTGCGTACCCGTCTTCACGTATAAAATCTTTCCGTCTTATTTCATCCAAACGCTTCCAAACCGATGGAAATTCAGCATCACCGCTGTCTAATTCTGTAGTCGGCCCCTCAATACGACCGTACTCGATACCATAACATTCTTCGCCACGGGACCAACCGCATACTTCATATTCCAAACGTGTCTTCTGTACGTCTACAGCCATAGTCAATTGTAATACTTCATTCGGAACTTGCGCGTTATACTTTTCGACGCGCCGGGTAAGATACTCCGCCGCTATCGTTTCTCCGGTATTTTTCCACGGAATTCCGAGTATGGTATTTGTGAATGTTTGCTGTCTTTCGGGGTCATTCCCTGCCCCGTCAAACTTACGCGCAACCGATTTCCAAGATAACCAACCAACAGGAGAATACAACGAACTCAATGAGAAACCAACGCGCCAGTGTCCGGGATTTTGCGGAACCCATTTTCCGCCAGCTAACATTTCCGTCTTTTTGTATTCAGGTATTCCCTCGCCACAATATGGACAATGTAACAATACATCGTCCCATACTCCCTTTGTCCAGCGTAATTGTTCCAACTTAATTTCAAAATATCCCTCATTTTCAGACACCTCATTACAGTATGGGCATTGTACCATGTAAACACGCTGGTCGCTATCCTGATATAGCCGCCATATATTTGATGTTTCTTCGAGCGTAGGTGTGGACAGACAGAATAATTTTGCGTGTGGAAATGTCGCTAACCGCGCTTTCACCAGTTCAAGCGGATCACCTTCACCCATTATAACGCCGTATCGGTCTATTTCATCGCATATTGCGTTACCAATAGGCAACGAGGCCAATGCCGATGGACTATTCGAGCCGCTTAAAACAGTATACCCGCCGTAGTATATTTTTTCTGTTAATGAATTTCCAACCCGTTTTTGCATTTTTGATTTTATACTCTGTATTGCATCAATGGATGGGGTTAGACGTTGTTTGCTCAATTTAATAGCGTCGGCTTCTGTTGGCATTACGTACAAAAAACTCCCCGGCTTTAAATCCATTTGATATAACAAAAAATTAACCGCGCTTTCTGTGGCCCCTATCTGGCTTCCCTTTAGGAATACTATCTCTTTGGCTTTGCTCTGGGGTGATAGTTCTTTCATAACTTCTATAAGGTAGGGAGTTCGCGCATTCCGCCAAGGTCCTGAACCGGATGAACCGCTGGCAGGTAGTACACGTTTAAGTTCAGCCCATTCCGGTATTTGTATTAACGGTTGGGGTCGTAAGATTTCAAAAAAACCGTCTACAAAAGGGTTATTTGATGTCGCCACCGTATGTAACCTCTCCGATATTTAACACGTCTGGCCGGAAAATAGCAGGATCAACCCCCAACGCCCTGCCGTAACGTATGGCCCTTTCAACGGATACCCGCCCACGAGAGACATCCGCGCATACGTGTGTGGTACTACAGCCGACCTTATCGGCTACTTCTTTGTAGACTAATCCGGCATTTCTTATGGCATCTTTGAGTTCGTTAGCCATATATTTACCTTTCTGGGCATCCGCCCTGTTTTCGGATCATTATTATTAATATGTTTACCTCTTCTTCTAATCGTTGGTGGAAGTCATGTTCATCGCAGTCACGCATAGCCGCGAGTTCCGGCGCAAGTCTCGACGGCCACGACTGCAAAACGCCCATTACCATCTCGGCCAGTTTGACGCCTTGCTTCATAGCTTCGGCTTTTTCGATATATAAACCGCTCTGTACTTTTAATTTAAAATTTAGAGTTTGGGTTTGAGCTATTTCCTTTGCAAGTTTAGCTTTCAGTATATGTTGGGTATTTACGTCTTTTATATCTTCTTTCTTTTTTTTGGCAGGGCGGCCCCCGCGTAATTCAGGCGGCAAATTGCGAGCATGGTCCTGAATTTCAGCCGCAGCGCGTGTTGCTTCGTACTGTTTTTTTACCACGGCAGGATTAAAAAGTGGGTGTCCGAACTTACCTCTACCTTGTGCGGTAAAGCGTCCTGTTTTCACTCCGGCCCCGAAACTCTGTTTTGTCATTCCGAGTACGTTCGCCATTTCGGTGCTGTTTAGTAGTTTCATAATACACAATATGGCATATAGCATATAGTATAATGTGATAAACATTATTAATTATTGTAACATTTGGCGGAGATATTTCCAAGAAACGCGATTTTTAGCGCATTTAAGCGGGTAAACCCTGTGAAACTGTCTGGGCGACGGTAGAAAGTGCGCGTCTTTAGCGCCCGCAAGACGTGAAGTCGCGGAAGGACCCGCTGACCTCGAACAATTAGTAGGCAAAATTTTCCTGTTTTTGGAGTTGGTAATCTTGACCACACGGCAGTGTAACATAGCAACGTTTTTATGTTACCTTTCCATGTTACTTTCTATGTTACGCATATATAAATCAAATACTTACATTGTTTTTTGTAACATAGGTAACAGTAACATGGTAAATTCTCTACCCTTATATAAATATACCCCAAAATACACTATATAGCATATTGTGTATTACCCCTATATTCACTAAATACTTTTACAATATTTATGTTAGTTAAGTTACATAAGTTACAGAATATTAATAAACATCAATATTTCTGATGTTTTTTTGTGTAACATAGTGTAACATAGGCTAACATAGACGCCAAAAAATGGCTGTTTTTGTCTTGATTTTGGGAAAGTCTTCAGGATGATGACATTAATTTTTGAAAAGTCTTTAAATAATGATTTCTTTATTATATGTAAAATAATGTCCTCAAAAACAATGTTACAATAATTAACAGTTTTCCGGTTGCCCTCGCAAAGAAAACATGTTATCTTATGACAGGCGAACAGGAAAGTTTTAACAGGAATAATTGCGGTGAAAAAAAATTATAAAAAATTGTCGAATATAGCCCTCGGCTCCATAACAATTATTCCTCAAGATTCCTGCTTCGCCGCACGTTTCTGTGGACTACATGGGGTCGAGGGCTTTTTATTTCTAAAAGAGTATAAATATGGCTGGCATTGACTACACACAAATTGCTAATCGTCTATTGGCTGACGCTGAAC